CCGACATCAGTCGAGACGAACAAATACACGTGGCCACTAATAGCCTTGTATGTCGTGAGCTGGGCTTATCTCCTAGTAATAGTCTGGACAAGCTTAGGAAAGCCACCATTAACTGGGTTCTTCAACCACTAGGTATAAATACTCAGGACAAATATTTGGACAAAAAATTCTGGCTGGATTCAAGCGACAATTTAATGTATCAAGGCAAGGCACCAGAACTTGTTTCTACAAAGTCAGCTAGGATGCCAGCTTTTTTCGAACATAGCAATGCAAACCTCCCACAATATGCTTGAGGCTGTACTTGGACCTCGAGTTGATGACAAGATCCTTCAAGAAATGGAGAAGAATTTCCCCATCGTAAACCCCCACCCTAAAGAAGAGATCACAAGTATAATGTACAAAGCAGGTCAACGCTCAGTAGTAGAGTGGCTTGTTAAACGACTTGAGGAATAAGTAATGCCAGCTCGTAGGCTA